AGCGCTCATGACGCCCAAGATGACCGTCACGCTTTACATTTATCGGATCGCGTGATGTCGCAAACCCCAGTGACGTTGGCTGACGGGTGGTAACGCTTGAACGATTCGACTGACTGTTCAAGTGTCCACCCGGTTGGGCAGACCCACTCGATGTCTTGCTTGATGGCATGATCTTGCTCGGAAGTTGTGTAGTGAATTAGTAGAACAGGCACTTTAGTACAAGCGCTCGTTACGCATTGATGGATTGCGCTGTTCAGCAGTTAGGGACGGATGCTCATCGAAGTCCTCTGGATCCGGCTCGCCTTCGTCGTCGTAGTAGTTGCGTGGCTCGTTTTCTACATCAAGGCCCATGGCGAACCATTCTTCGTCTGAGAGAGGGTAACCTGTGGACATGGCTTTAGTGGTTTAGGATTGCGGTGGTAATGGCGGAAGCGGCCTCCATTCAAGGCCACTTGAGCCGCCAAAGTAAAGATGGAAGGCAGCGCCATCATCAGAAAGCGCTACCAAGCCATAATCATCGACGGCAAGGAGCTGGACTATCTTGCGAACTGACTCCTTTTGGAAATCCTGGATACGCATCCAGGGCTGATAGGGAAGTACGCGATCCCAGCGAACAACGCGAAAGCCGGGATCTTTCTCATCAACCTGAATAAGCACATCTCCGTCATCATCACCGTCTTCAACAGTCGGAGAGGGATAGGTGATCCACTGGCCCTCCATCAGTCCTCCTCCCGATAGGTGTCCTCGGGATCAGCGATGAACGGCGCCCTGAGGTCGCTCGCAGGCATCCAGCAGGTCACGCCATGGAAGGGGTGCTGCTGCAGGTGCCAGGCGGCGTTATAGGGCTCTCCGGTGTACTCGTCGGCTCGATGGGGCACGCCCCACCAGACGCGACCGGCGGCGTCCCGGTCCCTGTCCTCGGGCATGGCATCGGCAATTTCCGTGATGCGACGACAGTCGGTCCAGGTATAAACGACGGAAGTTTCAGACTTGTACTGTCCGACAATTTCAGGAAATGCGTCACACAGACGGCTGAAGTTCACGGGATCTGCGGCAACCATCGCATCAGCGAGCCTGCTGACAAAGTTGCCGCCCTTGGCCCGCATGTTGTCAACAAGCGGGAACTTTTCGACTTTAATTTGGTTCATGGTGTTGGTTGGTTGGACTGCTGGTTGCAGCTCTCAAAGCTTACAGGTCTGGGGCGCGGTCGTCAAGTATCATTGGTAACCATTGGCATTTTCTTGCAGACCGCCATTTCTGCTAGCTCTTGGTAAGTGATGGGAATAACGTGGCCATGGCTGTTGTCGGTCTTGACGACTAGGTAGCAATGCTTGTCTTGCACTGGATCGTGAAAGCGCCTCCAAGCCTTGCTCGACTGAAACTTAAGCGCTTCGCCATGCCAGCGACTGATCAGCATCTGGATTGGCGAGATAGTTGCAATGTCGCTTGTCAACCACTTGGATCGCTCCGATACCTTACAGTATGCAGGTGTCAGGAAGCTTCCCATCTGTGTGACTACCCAGTAGCAAAAGTGTCCAACCGGGATTTTTTGAAGTTTATCTCTGTCGTGAACAGCTACATCAGTCCAGTTGTGTTGGATGATCGGCTCGGCTTCCAGCATCATCTTCTCGTGAAGAGTGCGCGGTGGGAGCTGTCGGCGCTCAAGACTGTGATGGCAATAGATGCCCGCAGTATCTGCTGAGTTCATGGCCTCTGTGACGGCTTGCAAATTGTAGCACCTCTGAGTCCTGTATGCGAGGGGCTCGGGCGATGCCACAAAACTTGACCCTTACAGCTCTGGGATTGGCGGCAGGTCAAGGGCTGGATACAGGCGCTTGTCAGAAAGCCTGTTCCAGTTAGTAATTACTTTGCTCAGTGGCTCAAATGGTTCAGTTAGTATGTACCCCATTCCAGAATACGGCGATAGCCAGTCAGCTACCCGATTGTCAACGTAGATTCTTGGGTACTCATGTTTAGTACCAATCCAAATACAGCCAGTGTCGATCGGTCGGCATCCCTCAACGTATCGAACAAATGGATAAAAGGCTCCTTCATGCGCAAACTTAGGCACCTTGTGGCGACCACCCCAACCAAGCTCTGAGATTTTCTTCAGATGCTCAGTAAAGTATTCGCCGTAGACAAAGTTTAGCTTACAAAACTTTTGCAGTACAGAATCTGACTCGTAGCAGTCCTTAAACTTTACTCTCAGAGAGCGATCGGGGCAGAGCGCTTTTCGGCAAAGGGCAATTCTGTTATCGGTCTGGGTTGACGTGAAAAGTGGCCATCCAGTCGGAGAATATTGCTGGTGATACTTGACAGCTCTCGCCATGGCTTGACTTCGTTTAATGGATGGACCTTCGTGTACTCTTCTATCTGACGTTGACCGGCTGGAATCACAATCATCCTTAACAGGTAGTGATTTAACTCCCTCGTGTACTCATGCACTGGCAGAAGCTCAAGCCATTCGATTAACTCTCTTGTCGTTGATGCACAATTGGCCCAGTACCTCCTGACAGATGCCGCCTCCTCTTGCTTGATGGTCTTTGCAATCATGCCAGAATAGGGGCATACGAATTCTCCAGCAGAAGGCGCTCCATAGCCGCGAACAGAGTAAAACTGATACCACTTCCACTTTACACGCTTTGAAGCGGCTTCGGCCTGAATCGTAAGCCTCATTTTTACATTATAAATAGCCCTGTGCTTCCATCTCTGCGTCCCCAGGCTAGGGGACTTCGGCCTCTCAGGCCCTGTCTTGGGCACGAGCACGATTCGGTACGGGAATCTCGTCCTGCCCTTGATCGTTCGCGCCACATTCAGGAATGTCTTTCTGCTGGTAAGATAGCGTGCATGGAACGCACGTCGTACCGATTCCTAGTCCTCAGGGAAAATGCCTTCCCTGCAGTCGGTTGCCTAGAGAACTGGGCCGGTGGCAATGCGTCCGCACTCCAGCACCTGGAATCCATGTATCCAGACTGGACACGAATCACACTGAACAAAATCAAAGATGCTCCCACTTGCAGACTCAGAGCGGCAAGAGATCTCTGCAGCGTTTGACGAAGCAGAAAAAGCAGTCATTGCCGCAAACGAGGCAATGGAAAAACTAATGCAAACACTTGAACAAAAGGCTGCATGTGTAAGCATGAAAAAAGTTGACCTCCTCAGGAACCTGTCAGTTCCAGTTGGGGCCAACTGTTTCAAGCTGCAGTGTCAGCGCTACAAAATACAAGACATAATGAAACTGAATCGAGCCTTTGAATAGCTACACAAGATCTGACAGGTCCGGGGGCTGATAATTCGGCCCCTTCAGCACCTTGCCATCTTCTCGGTAGATCGGCTTGCCGTTCTCGTCAAGCTTACTCATATTTGACTTGAAAACACGACGCATTGCGGTTTCCAGGTCAATGCCAAGGAATGCGGCCATCTGCTCGCAAACAAAAGCAAGATCAGATAACTCTTTGATTACCTGCTCCTTGAATGCGTATAGGGTTTCTTCGTCTGCATCATCCTTGACGGCAGCCCAAGCATCAAGGGCTTCCTTGAATTCGTTACCTTCCTCTTCGATAAGACCGAGCTGCATCCTGAGGTTTGACATAGACTCAACCGGAATGCGTGGAGATCCGGCCGAAATCATCATCTGATTGAAGGCGCGACGAAACTCGATAGCCTGCTCAGTCCGATTCATTGAAAATGCGAAGATAAAAAGATGGCCCCGGTTTCCCGAGGCCGTTTGCCTATTCAGGCCCTGAAATCAGAGGTCCAGATCGGCCTCGTCGTTATCGGCCTCAAACTCAACCTCAGCCTGCTCGGCCACTTCCTTGACGCCGGCAGTGATCACGATCTGGCCAGGGGTGGCCTCGATCTTCACATAGCTGTCCACGTCTTCACCAAACGGGAACCCAGCGATGGAGGTGTGACGGCCACCGACAACAATGTTGCCAGTCTTGCCGATCTTCACCACCGGGCTGCGGTTGGTGCGGCGATAGGGACGAGCGGGAGCTGCAAGCTTCACGCCAGCCTGAGCTTCAAGCGAAGCCTTCAGGAACTCCAGTTGATCAGTCTGGGTAACGCGAATATCAACAGCGCCAGTAGCGTTGTCAGTGATTTCGGTATAAAAACCACAGGCCTTCGCCACGGCATCAATAGGCTGACCCTCCATTTCGGTCATGGTCGCCTTGATCTGATCAAGAGGCAGCGGGGTGCCCTTGACGCGAGTGGTGGCCTTTTCAGCAGCGGCGGGAGCTTCAGACATTTGTTCGGTTGTGGATGTATCAGGAACGGGGGTTTCAGCCACCTCTTCGGTGGCGGCTTTTCGGCGGGGCAACGTCGGATCGTTGGACGACCCAGAAATCATACCTTGCAGATCGCCGTTGCGCAAGGTCCTGGGCTCACCGTTTTTGAGGGGGCCACCACGGGAGCAGATACAGGTACGTTTGCTGCTGCTCGGTTGGGGCTGGCTGCCACCATGTCAAGGCACCTGGAAGGCGAGCGCAACGGTCGTCCACCAAAACACCGGCCTTGACCGCAGCATCAAGCACAGCACCTGACAAGTTGTCAACGTCACTGCGACCGTGACCGTGAAACTCAAGGCCAATCAGAGCGTGCTCCAGGGGCGGGCGGCCCTCCCATTGCGCCGTGAGCGAGGCCCCGGATGCCGCCAGCCAGGCCCGGTACTTGGCCGAGGTGTATGACCTGCCCATCCCCTGACGAGGCCTCTCCTTGGGCTGCAGTGGGCCGGTGAGGCGCAGGGAGATCCAGTCACGCCCATTCGGGCCGGCCTCCATCATGGTCATCAGCAGGTTCTGGATTCCCTGCCCTGGCGGCACGCGCATCAGCGCACTGTTCCAACAGATTCAATGCAAGGATCCTAGACTTAGCTGCGCCAAAACGCTGAAAAAGCAGTCTACCGACTTCCTCAACTTGAAGATTCGTTGGATTCCGAAAGACTTTGATTGGCTTGAGTGCCTGCTTTTTCTCGCCGTATCCTTCGGCATAATAACATTCTTGTACGTTCTTGTACTTTCTACCTGGGCCTATGTCAGCCAGTAGATCTGGCTGCATTTGGTATAGATACTTAACGGTTCTGTAGTCTATTATCTTGTCAAACTTTTTCCTTCTTCTGTTTCTGGTGATAGTTGCGATAAGTCTTCGGTACTCAAAAAAGGCTTCCGGAAACTTGAATACCTCGTCCTGAGTCTTGAGCCAATCAATAAATTTGTAGGCGTATTTATTTTTAGATCTCTCTTTAAGGGCTGACTTTGTTACGGCGAGCATGAACTCGCCCATGTCTCTTACGCCAAGACCATAGTAAACACTATGAATAAAATCCTTGATTCCCTTGAGCTTGACTTCCTTGCCGCGAATGGTTGTATAACCAAGATGCACGTTAGATTCGGCAATCTTTAGCATCGTCATGAAAAAAGGCTCCGAATCTTGCCCCGCCATAACGGTTGCAAGATGGAGCCTTGCGTCATCAACCAGCAGAGCACCGTAAAATGGATCGCCTTTGCTGGGCACTTTTAGCTGCCGAAATCTGCCAGAACTCTATCTGACATCAGAACGGAACTTCATCCTCTTCGGGATTGGGCTGGCTGCGCCTTTCCGTCATCGGCGAACCACCAGGCTTCTCACCGCCAAGCAGCGTGAAGTTCATACAACGAAGAGTCGGAGTAACCTGCTTCTCTCCATCCTTTCTCTGCCATTCATCCATCCCAAGCTCACCGCTTACAATGATCTGGGTGCCTTTCTTTACATAGTCACCAACTGTCTGAGCCTGCTTGCCCCAGACTTCGACAGCAACCCACATCGGAGCAGGCTTGGGATCTCCTTTTTTGCCGTAACGATCAACGGCAAGACGGAACTTGGCGACAGAACCACCACTGTTGGTAGACCTGAGTTCAGCGTCGTTGCCAGAGCGACCACTGAAAGTACAGGAGTTGAACGAGGCCATTTGGTTGGGGGCAGTAGGTCAAAGCGACAATTCATCATCGCCTACAGCGGAGCCATTGTCAACAGGTTCTTCAAGGCTGTAGCCCCTTGGCAGATCAGGATTGAAGTTTGGAGCTGCTCCCATTTTTGGTGGAAGCGTGAAAAATGCGTCTCTCAGGTAGATATGACAACACTTAACTCCGTCCTTCCTTACACGCGGCATGATGCGGCTGACGGAGCCGCTCATGGTCATGTAGTCGTTGGCCCTGATGTAATCAAGGATCAAAGGAATCTTGCGACCATAGAAGCGGCCTTGAACGTAGTGAACTTCTCGACCGCCAAGACTGACTTTTAAGATAATGTCAGTATAACGGCCGTATTGACCGTCTTTTTCTTCGGGGTGTTCAACGACGTAGCCATCAAAATTCGCTGATATTGGCATTGCTCAACTTTTCAATGTGTTTGCGAGGAAAGGCCGAATCTTCAATCTCTTGATAAACCTTGAAGCGCTCAATGAATTCATTGGCGCATTCCCTGATTTTTTCGATTGGTTCAATGAAAAGGGTTGGCTCGCACCAGTCATAGCACGCGCAGATAACCATCTGCTCGATCGGCGGGTATTCGCCAGTCTCCTTGGCGCGTATATTATGGGCAAGTGCATAGGCACTCATCTGAATAAAGCCCTCAGAAAACTTGCTGCGAGGCTTTCTCTTTTTTTCAACACCCTCTTCAAGGTGTGACCTTGAACTTTTCCAGTCCCATACAGTGTATTTTTGGTTCCACCACATCCTGAGATCCGGCTTACCGGCAAATCCGTATGGACAGTAAAGCTCTTCCTCAATTAGCATATTGCCATTGGCAAGTCCCGGCCAAGCATCACAGGAGCCTTCGTTCGATTCCTTGATTTCCTTCAGTAGTGGTTCAAGGAAGTTAAGATAAGCTGCAATATTGTGATGCGTTATCTCTTCAATGGAGGGAGCGTCATCAGAGTGCTTTTCGTGCCCACCCGTCAAATACCCCTCAGCGAGGTAATGGATAATTGTTCCACGACGCTGAGATTTTTCAAGAATATCCTGATAGTTGGGCTCTTTTTCCTGCCAGATGGCAAGACCGTTGGCCCTTGCAGGATGAAAGATGGGCATAGTTTTGCCAAGGACCGTTGAAACCCTTGCGTACTCAAGCCCATCCTTTACATAGAATTCGTGATTAGACATTGAGGGCTTCCTGGGCTGCAGACTTCAGATCAGTGATGGAAGGCGCTTGCACTTCTTCTACAACCCTGACAACCTGCTGTCCCTTGCTGTTTTGGCCAGCGTTCAGCTTCAAGGCGTATTCAGCGGTGAGATTTTCAAGCAGTTTCTCACGGATGCTTTCCTTGACTTCTTCCCACTTGCCAACACCAAGAATCGCTTTCAGAGCAGCGACACCAGTTTTATTGATCCCGACCGACTCCATGCGCTCCTTAAGCTTGGAGGTGAACTCTGCATTGATACGATCAATGTCAGAGATCTGCATCTGACTCGGAGGAGCATCTTCAACAGAGCGCTGATCCTTATCGTACAGGGCAAGGCCAAACGGATTGCCAAACGTCATGGCAGCCCGCTTCATTGCATCAGTGGCTGCTTCCTTGATTGCGGACTCATGAGCAAGGCCAAGGTCAGAGTCGATGCCGTGACCAGCACCCACGCCTTCCCTTGCTACGCCCATAACATTGAGCTTGATGCGAGCAATGTAAGAAACGCCCCACCCATCCTTCTGCTGTCTACCAATCTTCCTTTCGGCTTGGTTGACACAAGTGATCTCAATTACTTCCTGACTCCAGGCATCAAAACCGAAGATGCGGTTCATCTCACGAATGACCCACCAGCCTTCAACATAAGAAAGCTTTCTTCCGCTTTGTTCACGCTGCTTAACGACGTGAGCAGAGAGCGAACCCTTAAGCTCGTCGTTTTGATGGTCAGTAAAAATTCCTGGTTTCATCGGCGGGGTGACGGGGGCTGTCTACAGCGCGTATTCTATCATGCCAAAAGCCATGCAAGCAACCCTTGAGCACGACCGCATCAACGCAACTGAACAGGATTTTGCGGACGACCGCAAACCTGCTGTTTGAGAAGGGGGAGGACGCAGCACACGTCATCAACCTGATGCAGGGTTTTGTCGCGCCATCCATGGTAAGAAAGTGGCACCAGCGCTACCAGGAGGTTCACGGCCTCGTGGGGGCTGACACCAGCAAGCGAAATATTCGGCGAATGCCTATGCCGCCAATCGACTTTAAGGCAGTAGAACTGAAGTCAATCGAGCGACTGCTGGAGCAACCACCTGTTGACGAAGGTGACGCAATAGAGCCGGACTGGTGAGCCCCGCTAGGGTTGATCTGCCCAGGGCGAAACGGCCAAAAGCTAGTTGACGCCTGTATTCACCAATTCCCCAGCTGTGGAAAAGTCTGCGAAAATTCCCGAGCCAATCTGTGCAGTCCTGGCAGATATTGCAAAAATACGACGCACGATTCTTGAGAATGCTCCGCAATGCCTTCCACTCTTGGCCCCGACAATCGTTGATGCAGAAGACCACCTGCACTCACTTTGCCTTCGCTGATCGGCGCCTGGCCTGAGTTCTCGCCTTATTCTTTTCGCTGGTCTTCTGTTTCTGGATTTCCTGCATCTGGGCCTTGATCCTCTCGATCTCGGCCTGATTTTTTTTGTCCCGAACTGCCTGAAGAGCCTCTTGGTAGCCGGGCGCTTCAAGATGTGGATGCTCGGCAAAAATAGCAGACCAATCTGGAGCGGAAAACTTTCTGGGTTCAGTCATTTAGCCTCCTGAGTGTCTCGTCAAAAACAATTGAGCTTTGCAGGTCTATACCACATCTGAGCGTTCCGCAAACTCCATGGCGATTCTTCGCGACACTTATAGCAAGCTCGTACGGATCCTTCTGCTCATCGTAATAAGCAGGTCGCAAAAGAAACATGATTATATCAGCATCTTCTTCGATTCGGCCAGAAGCCCGCAAGTCCGCCATTGTCGGCATTTTGTCAGTCCTGCTCTCAACGCCACGATTGACCTGGCTGAGCAGGAAAATGTCAATTCCAGTCCTGACAGCAAGCTGCTTAAGCGCTCTCGTGACATGACCTATATTTGACGCCTCCGTGTTGTTAGAGTCGCCGGAGCATCCTTCAATTAACTGAAGATAATCAATG